AAATGTAATGGCTACAAAGAAATTAAGCACAGGTGCGCAAAAAGCAAAGAATGTTGCCCGCGAAGCACGTAAGGCTGCAAATCCTAAATCGCAGCGTGGTGCTGTAAAAGCGGGTTTGATGACAAAAGCAGAGGCCGTTGAACAAGCCACTGTTAAACGAGCTGGCGTTCAGGCTGCTGGTCGTAAAGCTACGGCTGGTCGAACTGTTGAGCGTGGCGTTCAAGAAAGAGCTGCTCGCGTAACAACTCGTAAAGCTGGCGAAAAGGCCGCTGGAAACATGGCTGCAAGAAAAGCTGGCTCCTCATTGAAAGGTCGTGCTGCAACTGCTGGTAAGGCTGTGCTCGGCAGAGCCGCTGCTCCAGTTGCTGCGTTTACCACTGGCTACGCCATTGGCACAGCTATTAACGAAATGACTGGCCTTAGCACAAAGATTGGCGATTATGCCGACCGAGTTACGGGACGGGCAAAGAAGATGGAACAGTCGATGACTACCACTCCCCGTGGCGGTGCACGCAAGGCTCCTGTTGCAACAGCTCCTGCGGCTTCTAAACCAGCTGCCGCGGCTGCTAAACCAGTTGTTGCTAAAAAGACAGCCCCAGCTGCACAAGCAGTTCGTGATACCAAAGCAGCTCCAACAATGACACGTGGCTCTATGAAGCGTTCTGAGGGCGAAGTTAAAGTCTCGGACGTTCAAAATACATTTACTGCCCCGTCAAGCGCCTCTGCTACTCCTGCTAAGAAGAAAGACATTAGCATTGGTGGCGTTGCTGGTAGAACTGGCGGCAAATGGCATCTCGGTAAGAAAGTCGGTAAGGGCTAATGCAACTCTCTTGGCTAAAGGGGGCAAAGACTCCCGAAGCAAAGAAAGAACGCAAGGCAATTATTCAGGCAGGTATTCCTGCTCTAAAAGTGTTAAAGGAAATCCTAGAAAACGAACTAAACAATTTGGAGGACAATGAGTTAAAAAGCGATGTATACAATGCGTCCAATTGGGCGTATCTGCAAGCCGATATTAATGGCGCTAAACGAACTTACCGAAAGGTAATTGACCTATTACCAATTGAGGAATCCAAATGAGTGAAGAAAACCTTTTTGCTGAAACTACAGCGACCACTGAAGTTGCAGCAGCCCCCCAGACACAACAGCCGTCCTTACCAGAGGAAGTTATGGCGTTAGTTGGTACTGGAAAGAAGTACGCAACAGTTGAAGATGCTTTGAAAAGTGTTCCGCATGCACAAACGCATATTGCACGTCTTGAACAAGAAATGCAATCGCTCAGGGAACGAGCTGCACAAGCAAAAGCTATTGACGATGTGTACGAAGCATTAACGTCACGTCAACAGGGTGAGCAACAAGTTACCGCTTCTGCTCCGATTGTAGACGAAAGATTCATTGACGCAGTGCTTGAGCGTAAGCTCGAAGAACAAAAGCGAGCAGAAGAAAAGCGAGTTAATCTGAACAAGGTTAAGGAGTCCCTGACTACCAAGTATGGTGAGAAAGCCGCTGAGGTCTTCAAGAAGAAGGCTGAGGAACTTGGTATTAATGAAGGCTTCCTAACTGACCTCGCAGCTAAGTCTCCAACAGCAGCCCTCGAATTGTTCGGGGCTAATGCCAAGGAAAAGGTTGCTACTTCAGTTCCTAGCGGCTCTATCAATCCGCAAGCTTTTGTCCAAAACCAACAACCTGCTCCTCCAAAGGCTGTAATGGCTGGCGCTTCAACATCTGATTTGTTGAACGCATGGCGAGCAGTTAATCCCCTAAATAATCAATAAGGAAAACTTATGCAACTTACTACTAACACCTCGGCTTTTATCGAAGCCCAGCAGTATTCGCAGTTCATTCTTGCGAACCTGCACGACGGCCTGTTGCCGTCTACGTTCTACCGTAACGTCTCCGACTTTCCGGCTGGTACTACCCTGAACATCAAGGTCGTTGGCGCTGCCACCGTCCAAGACGTTGAAGAAGACAAAGCCGTTACCTACAACCCGATTGACACCTCGACTGTCACACTGGCTATCACCGATTACATTGGTGATGCTTGGTATGTGTCGGACGTGCTGCGTCAAGACGGTGCTCAAATCGAACAGCTGATGGCTATGCGTGGTGTTGAATCCACCCGTGCCATTCAGGAAGACTTCGAATCGAAGTTCCTGCGTGTGGCTGGTATCACTGCTCAAGCGGCTGGTCAAAAGAACGCCATTAACGGCTTTGACCATCGTTGGGTTGCGGACGCTGGCGCTGACAACACCTACAAAATGGGTCTGAGCGACTTCATCGACATGAAACTTGCCTTCGACAAAGCTAACGTTCCGCAAGCTGGTCGTATCGTTCTAGTTGACCCTGTTGTTGAAGCTACTCTGAACAAGCTGGCTGGCGTCACAGTTGGTATCGACCGCAACCCGAGCTTCCAAGGCGTCTTGGAGCAAGGTTTTGCTCGTGACCACAAGTTCCTGTTCAACCTGTTTGGCTGGGACATCTACACCTCTTCGCGTCTGCCGACCATCGGCGCTGCTGAGACAATCACGCACAACACCATTGCGGACACTGCTCCGATTGGTTCGGTTGCCAACGTGTTCATGAACGTGCTTGACGATTCGACCAAGCCGATTATGGGTGCATGGCGTCAGATGCCGAAGGTTGAGGGCGAGCGTAACAAAGACTTGGCCCGTGACGAGTTCGTGACTCGCGCTCGTTATGGCTTTGGTCGTCAGCGTCCGGAATCTCTGGGTGTGGTTCTGACTTCTGCCAGCAACTACTAATAAAGGAGATTAAATATGTCTACTCAAGTTATCAATGGCGTTAAAAACTACTACGGCGCTACAGGCCGTTTCGAAGCAGTCCAAGGCGTGCTGAACACCGACGGCTGCGTGAAAGAAGGCGTTGTGACCTTCACTGGTGAAAACTACGCGAGCGTTGCGTTCAGCCTTCCGGCTGGCGCTACAATCGTGGGTAAGCCGCTTGTGGAAATTACCGAAGCCTTTGCTTTGGGCGGTACAACTCCGACAATCAACATCGGTGTCTCTGGTTCGCACGGTACTAACTACCTTGCCGAAATCAGCGAAGCACAAGCTGAAGCTCTGGGCACATATGCCTCGGCTGCTCCGGCTGGTACGCTGGCTGTTGACACTCCGCTGGCGGCTGCTGCCTCCATCGTGGTTGCTCTGGACGGTTCCAACCCGACCATTACCGCTGCTGGTCAGTGTAAGGTTGTGTTCCAGTATCGCGTTATCTAAGTAGTAAATCGAGGGGCTGGGATTGTCCTAGCCCCTCTCTTACAGGAATTAATGCCACATGGCTAAAATGACCTTGCTTGAAGTTGTACAAGAAATCCTGTCGGACATGAACTCCGACAACGTAAACAGTATCAACGATACTATCGAAGCGCAGCAAGTTGTACAGATTGCTAAGCGCACATATTTTAACATGATTAACGAGCGCATTCTGCCACACACGGCATCGTTCTTTAATCTGACGGCTCTTGTCAATCCTGCTAAGCCTACACATGTCCGTATTGAGGATAATGTCATTCGGGTGGAAAGCATCAAATACGACTGCCGCATGACTGAAGCCGACCCTGTAGACCCCAAGGAGCTGATATATCTATCGCCCAAGGACTTTGCTGACTTTGTGATGCAGCGCAATCCAAGCTCAGACAATGTGGATACAGTGCTGGATACGCTTCCGCTATTCATTATCAACAACGCTGCTCCGACATACTGGACTTCATTCGACGACAAAACCATCATCTTTGATAGTTACACATCGGAAATCGAGTCCACTATCCAAAGCTCCAAGTGCTATGCCTACGGAGAGCGTGAACCTGTGTGGACTCCTACGGATGAATTCATTCCAGACATTCCTGCAAAGATGTTCCCTTACTTTGTTAATGAAACAAAAAGCATGTGCTTCATGACAATTAAGGAAGCCCCGCATCAAAAGATTGAGCAAGCCGCGGACAGACAGCGCAAGTGGTTGTCTGGAGAGAAGTTCAGAGCTGGCGGCAAGCGCATCACCTACCCACATTACGGACGTAAATAATGGCTTCTAATAGAGACTTTGTAATTAAGATGTCGGCAATATCTGCTAATCGTGTCATTGCATATGAAGGGACGTCTGGAGATGTGCCTTGGCAACTGCAGGGAGAGTTTACAAGTCCTGCTCTTGCAAGAAAAGCAGTGGAGAGATACCTTGCTGAAACAAAGCCCGAGTCAGAACAACAGATTAAAGTGGAAGAAGTAGCCCCTATCGGAGAGACAAGTGGCAATTCAAAGCGCAAACAAAGAGTATAATAGTTTTATCAGGGGGATTATCACTGAAGCAAATGCTCTTAATTTTCCTGAAAATGCTTCTATTGACGAAGCTAATTTTGTACTAAATCGGGATGGTTCTCGCCAGCTTAGATATGGTATGGATTTTGAAGAAAACTACACATCTATTGCTGTGTCGTCCATGACGAACACGGCTATTGCCGTTTCTAGCCATGAGTGGATTAACGCAGGAAACACGGTTTCAAACCAGTTCTGCGTTGTACAAGTCGGAAATAGGTTGTTGGTGTACAATGCAAACGCATCCGCTATAAGCTCGAGTTTGATTACCACAATTGATGCGTCAGCATATATTACCGATGTAACGAAAGAAATTCAGTCTGATTGTGGTATGGGCTTTTTCTTCTTTACCTCTGGCACTGGAAACCCAGCCGTACTTGAATACGTCGGTGGGGTAGTTTCCATTCGAAGCATTGACATCAAGATTCGCGATATGTTTGGGGTGTATGACGGCCTTGCCGTAAATACCAAGCCCACTACGCTATCAGACGCCCACAAATACAATTTGTATAATCAGGGATGGGATAACACAAAGATTACGGCAGTTTATGCCAATCGTAGTTCCTACCCTGCCAATAGTGAAATTTGGTATGTGGCTAAAAAGTCTGATGATGAGTTTGGGCCAGCACGTTTGGACAGGACTGACTTCGGAACATCGGCAGCCCCTAAAGGCCGACACATTATTAATGCGTTTCTAAGAAGTGCTAGCAGAACTTCGGTTAGCGGAATTACAGTTCCTACCGATACAGAAAACTCTCGACCCAATTGTACTAGCTTCTTTCAGCAGCGTGTTTGGTATGCAGGACTGGATGGCAAAGAGGTAAGCTTAACGGACACCTCCCCATCTATGCAAGGGTTTGTATTCTACAGCCGCATTATCCGCACTCCACAAGATTTTGGCTCATGCCATTCTGATGCGGATACAACTTCAGAAATTGATAATGAACTTGCTCCAAGCGACGGCGGCTATGTTAATATTCCAGATAGCGGTCGTATTTACAAGATGGTGGCCCTGAACGACACAATGTATGTGTTTGCTCAGAACGGCATTTGGTCTATTCGTGGTGGTGATGCTGGCTTTAGCGCTACTGAGCAGCAAGTCGAGAAGGTTAGTGACTTTGGTGTTATCAGTGGCAAAAGCATCATTCGTACAGAATCTTCGATTATGTATTGGAGCAAGGCTGGCATCTACTATATTGGCCCAGTAGAGGGCGGAGTTGGAGTTAAGAACATCTCTGAAAATACCATCCAGAGTCTCTTTACTGGTTTGCCTAAAGCAAACAAAGAGGAGGCTGTTGGAAGCTATGATGCGGTAAATCGACGCGCTACATGGCTATATAGTACCAGCTTAGATTACGATGGTGTTAATTACAAGTACACTTATGATACAGAATTAATACTAGATGTGACTCTATCCGCATTTACAAAGAATATAATTACAGAGTTAGATGGAGCATCTCCGTATGTAGCTGGATATGTTACAACTCCAGACTTGATTAGTGCAGCTACTCTTGGGAGCAGTATTACTAAGTACTTGGTGCTTTACTACGAGGCTGGGTCAACAATTCCAAAGATATCTTTTGCTCATTATAGAGACAGAGACTTTGTGGACTGGAAAAGCTTTAACGGAGTTGGTAGATATTACGAAGGCTATTTGCTGACTGGTCATGAGCTCGTTGGAACTAGCATGACTAATAAACAGGCTCCATATATTATCGTACACTGCAAGCGAACTGAACACAATGTAGAAAGCGTTGGAAGCTCTGGGGCTGTAGAGTATGATGACCCGAGTTCTTGCATATTGCAAAGCCGCTGGGACTTCTCAGACAGCGCCACAAGCGGTAAGTGGGGGCCAGCTACAGAAGTGTACAGGCTGAATAGGCCGTTAATTCTTCCAGTTGCAGGGCAACCGCTTGATTACGGACATAGTGTAATTACAACAAAGAGCCGACTGACAGGGCGAGGTAAAGCGTTGTCACTTCGATTCCACACAACCGCTGGTAAAAATCTTCACATTCTGGGCTGGGCAATCAAATACACAGGAAACTCTGTGATATGATAGAGCCTCTGCGCGAAGAGCACTTTGATGATGTGTTTAGGTTGTTGACAGAGTTTGTTGGAAATACAAGATATGCAGAATACTTGCCTATTGAAGATGATTTTGCAGTTGGATTCTTTGACGCGCTAGAAGATGGGCTCTCTCATGTGGCTGTAGTTGACGGAATAGTTATTGGAATGTTGCTTGCAACAAGGCATAGTTTCTGGTTTAACAAAGCTGCAAAGTCAAGCATGGAGTTGGCGTGGTGGGTTAGTCCTGAATATAGGGCCAGTACTGGCGCAGGAACAAGGCTACTACAAGCTTATGAAGATGCGGCAAGAGATGGGGGTATTAACTACGTGGGGCTAGCCACTATGGATAGTTCGGGGCTAGATAGATATTTAACAAAGAAAGGTTATTGCAAGCGAGAACAAGCTTGGATTAAGGAGATAGGATTATGATTTTCAGTACAGCAGCGGCACTAACGGCTGTAGCAGTTGGAATGGCTGGGCAAGCGTACACATCTAGGCAAGCAGCTCTTGTTCAAGAACGAGCTTCTCGTGCTGCAAATCGCCGCGAGCGACTTAAACAACTTGCTGCAATGCGTCAGCGCCAGCGAGCCAACGAGTTTGTTGGGGTAGTTTCTGGTACAAGCGGAAGCTCTAGTCAAATAGGTCAGCGTGGTTCTATTGCCTCACAAGCAGCATCTAATATAGGTTCTAGCTTCAGGGAGCAAGACACAGCTTCTAAACTATCTAGCTTAAATAATATGCAGACTGGTTTTGGGGTCTTACAAAAGGCTGGGGAATTTGGGCTAAGTTTGCCAGCAAAGAAACAGGACGTATCGGGCGTATTCGGCGGCACGACATAAGGAGTACTTAGTGAGTAAGCAAATATTAGCAGCTCCTACCATTGTAGCAGCCCCAGAAGAAATCTTCACTCCAAGCCCGTATCAACAGGCCGATATGAATTCTTATTTCAAAATGGCTGGTGAAGCTGTTGGATTTGAAGTGGACGATGCTGGAGCCACGCAGGGCGACGTTCTTGAAATTGTACAAAGAGCTCGTTCTGATGAAACTGATGTTCAAAAGGCAGCTCTTGAGGAGCTTGCATACAATCCTAATATTCCTGTAGAGCAGCGTGCTGAAGCAGCTAAGCTGTACATGCAGTTGTCTATGGCTGCCAATGCCAGCGCCAACAAGTACAAGCAAGCCGAAGTTCTTTTTGATAAGAAGAACGAAGAGGCAATTGCTTTTCGTACTGGCGTGCTGGAAGAGGAAGGCCCTCGGATTGACGAGAGAAACGGCACTCGCAGAGAAGCAGCTAAAGCGTCTAATAACGTCAGAAGCAAGAAGGAAGCTATTGCTGTTTCTACAGCTATGGCTACAGATGACGATGCCAAAGCCAATCAAATGCTACTGGGAGTTAGGAAAGAGGCGGACAAAGAGTATTACTTCAGACCGCGGATGATTGGTAAAGGTGGCGGGCGCGATATCTTCAACACTGCTATGGAGTTTATCCCTGGCGCATTCACACATGAAAACATGGTTCTCTTCGAAGTTATGGAGACCAGTGGCGTCTCGTCTTTGAAGAAATTTGCCTCAGATTATAAAGGCGCTGGCTACTCTAAAATGTTCAATCCATTTGGGGAGGGCTCGGGCAAGGTTAAAAGAGATGCTGCCAAGCTGGTTGCCTCGCTGTCTCCTTCCGATAAGACGCAACTTGCACAGCACATGTCCAGATACATGAAGCAACTTCCGTGGCAAAATAGCAACGGCGGAAGAACGCTGGCCTTGCAAAATGTGTATGATACGCTTCTGGCTGACATACCGAGCAGTGCCGACCCTGTTAAAGAAACAGACGACTGGATAAGTTCTGCTATTGATTTTATTGGAGCAGAAACTGTAGATAAAGTTGCTAGTGTACTAGACTCCGTGGCAACAGTTGTAGACCCAATTCCAGTTATTAGCATAGCCGGAAGGGGGCTTAAAAACACAAACAGAATGCTTCGTTCCGCTGCTCGTATCGCTCCTGTCTCCAGAAAGGCCGTAGCTAACGAAGTGGCTATGGCTGTTCGCTCTGGTGGAAAAGGCGTTGAAGAGGATATGCCAGCTGTAGTAGCGGCTGCCCTCCCTAAGAGCAAGGTTACATTTGATAGAAGCAACATCAGCGTAGACTTGAACCAAGCTCTTGAAGACATTGACGCTCTGACTGGGCGCATTGAAACGCAGCTTATGGATAGTCTTAACAAGCCAATTGCTCCTATTTCTAGAAATGCTCCTGTTGCTGTGCGTGACTATGCGAAAAGCAAGGGTCTGCATGGCTCTCCTTCTTCTACCGTAATTGAAATCTCTGAAGACAGAACAAATGTAGCAATTACTGGGCGTTTTGGTGCTAGTGATAATGCTGGCTATAAGAGCCTTGACGCAGCCAAAGAAGCAATTGCTAGAGTTGGTTTGGAAGGCTTTGGAGATGTTAAGTATTCCCTCCGAGACAAGAACTCTGGCGTCATTTATTCAGAGGCAGATGGAGACATCTTCAAACAGGCGCAAGAACTCGCGTCTAGTAAGAAGGGTGCAAAGCACTTTGAGTGGTTTGTGGACACCAACTATCAGGTTCCTGTAAATAAGTTGATTTACATGGATGGCCTAGCCGAGAATGTAATTGAGGGCATGGGCGTTCCTGCGCACAGAAGAATGCTGTTTACTGGCGGTGGTCAATACGGAGTTGCCAATTTCTACAGTGCTCTTAGCGGAAAGATTGTTAATGGCCTTAGAACAGCAGCTGGAGCAGAGCGATACACGGAAGACTTGTTTAAGTCATTGTATAATAACTCTACTAACAGAATCAAAGCTTCTGAATGGCCCGCTGTTAATAATGCCATGCGTAAGACACAGGAGTATGGTCGCACACTGACAAAGGACGAACTTTACGCTCTCAAGGTGGAATCTGACGAGTCGATTGCTGGATACTACGGACTGCGTAGAGCTCTTGAAGTTTCGCGTTCATATGGTAATCGTGGCCTTAGTAGGACGATGGCCTCGGAGGGCTGGGTAGCACTGCGCTCCAATCGTGGCTCCCTGTTATCATATGCAAAAGAAGTGGAAGCTGCTCCTATTCTTAGGGATGGCGAAGCTGTTCGATTTGCAGACGAGACTGGAGATGAAGCTGTTAGAACCCTAAGCCCAGCTGCTATGGCTGCGCTGAAAGAGCAGGGCTACAAGCTGTACGAGAACCAAGCAGTTGATTGGGCTGGTAGTTTAGAAGTCGCCTACACAGCAGTAAAAGCTACAGATTCTAAAGTGTCTGTGCGTGCAGTAAGAGAAGGCGATGAAGTGCTGAAGTCGGTGGACGGATACTTCCCCGAAATCCTTAACGACAACTACGCTGTGTATGGCGTGTCTAAGAGTGGCAGACGTTACGTTGTGGCTACGTCCAAGTCCTTGGCGGTTGCTCAAGACTTTGTGAATAAAGAGTTTTCTGGAGGAAGATTCAAAGAAGGGAGCGAGTTCTCTGATAAGTATAAAGAGCTTCGGGCAGAGCCATTTGGAAGCGCATACAATCAGCCAATTCAAATTCGAGCTGGAATTTACGAGAACTTAAACAGCCTTGTATACGGCAAGAAAGGAGAAAGCATCGTCAGCCTTGATGGGCCAGTAGGTAGCAACTACACAGACCCACTTGATGCTGTTTACACAACGTTTAGGCTTCTGGCAGACAACTACACTAAGGGCTCTCAGATACAGTTCTTAGAGAACTCTTTGATTCGTAGTCTTGCCGACTATCCTGAGTTGCTGAGAACTCCAGAAGACACGCTTCGTAAAGGCGTTGTTGGTATTGACGACATTGTACAAAAGCCTCCGATGCATCTGGAAAAGCAGTGGTCTGAAGTAGTGTCTACAATTAAGACCATCGAGGGCTATAAGCTGTTGCCAGACTCTACCGTGAATCTTACGTCTGAGGTTGCGGAATACGTTGCTACGAAATCCACTAGATTTCCTGTCGTTCAGGAGATGATGCAGCGAATGTCAAGAAGTGGTGTTAGCCCGTTGAACCTTTGGAAGAAGTACAGGTACTTCACCGTGATGCGGATGAACCCCGCTACCCACTACCAGCTAAATGCCATGCAAGCTGCTATTAACGCTGGCTGGCCTATTAGCAGTGGTAAGGCAATCGTTCTACACGGTGTATTCCAGAAGGCTCTGTTTGCACGCCTCGATTATGCCGCAGGTGCTATTAGTAAAGCCGAGATGAATGAGCTTATTAAGAGCACGGGTAAGTATGGAAAGCTTGCTGGCTTGACTCCAGAAGAGCTGTCTGACCTTGCAGAAGCGTATGTTACGAGTGGCTTGTGGAGTCAGGTAAGGCACAACTCTCTGATGAAGCACTCGGCATTGAACGATGCTGAGAGAATCTCTGGTCAGCGTTCTGGTGCGGCAGTGTCGTTTAGAAACCTTGCGACTAGGGCGCTAGAGGCTGCAGATTCTATTGGCGCTCCCGCTGGCGAACACTTTGCTACGCAGTTTACTTTCCTAGCACAGTACTTTGCTATCCGTGGCAAAAACAAGCGTCTGCTCAAAACTCCAGAAGGAAAGGCGCAGCTGATGGCTAGAACTCAGGACTTCTTGGGCAACATGATGCCAGAAGGACAGCTGGGCGTTCAGAGGGGCTTTCTCTCTGGAGCTACGCAGTTCTTGTCATACGGTGCAAAAATGCAGCTGGCTATGACTCCGGGCCTTCAGCCAACCACGATGACGGCAATTGATTCTTTAAGGCTGTCTATTGGTGCTATTCCTATGTTCGGATGGAGGGCTATGGACACGGCTGCGCTTGCCTATAAAACGTGGCTTGATAGATACATCAACGACCCCGAGCATCCTGAAAGGGTTGAGGCTTGGGAGAATAGTGCCGTGCGTAGGGACGCAGAGCGTGGCATTATGTCTTCTATGATTGACAGGATGGTTAGAGCCATGACCTATCTGACGTTTGGTGGTGACGTAGAAGACATGGATTACATCGAGTATGACCCCGCAAGCAGGGTGGGCACTGGTGCAAACCTTGCGCTGACAGATGCCGTTATGGAAAGTGCCGAAGCTTTTGTAGATGCTTTTGGCGACATTACAAGTGGGAATATTGTAAGCGGAGTTGGCAAGGCGGCAGGAACATTCTTGGGCATCCGTGGGAACAATTCTGTCATTGACGTTGCTGCTCGCTATGTAAAGCTTTGGAAGAACACCGCCCCAGAGCAAAGAACATTTGAAGACCTTAATAAGCTTGCTAACATGGCAGGTTCAGATGGCCTGAATAAGATGATTCCTTTAATGGGCAACATTGAGCGTTATATGATTCTCGATAAGTATGGCGAGCTGTTCCAGAACGGGGTTCCTACTGGAGAAACCGGAAGCGGTAATTTCTCCGACTTCTACTACACCGTGCTTCTTGGTGCTCAGACAATGAGTGACAGCGACTACTACCGCGCTCAACGCTCACTACAGGCTTTCAAAACAAAGGAAGACGAGTACGATAAAGAAGTTAGAAGCACTGTAGATGGTCTGCGTAAGTACATATACTCTGAGGTGTTGGTCGAGGGCTTATCACAGGAGCTGCAAATCGCTGCGGTAGAGAAGTTTAATGCTGGGCTGTCTCTCAGGCTGTCTGGCATGGACGTAAGGTTTGCCGACGACGTTCAGAAGGAACTTGGCAAGCAGCTTCGCTCCGATGTGCGCAAGGAAACCAAAGAGGGCCGATTGGCTCGCAGATATATTGGCGAGATTAATGGGGCAGAGCTGAACAAGAAGGGGTATAAGCGCGTGATGGAAATTAAAAACAGTGGTGTTGGACGTGATGATGCAGAGTTTTTGCAATCGCTTGCTGACTACTATAAAGACATTGAATATGTTGGAGGAGAAGATTAATGGTTACAAGTAACTACAGCACGCCGCAACTGCCTGAAGTGCAAACGCAGACACCAGTGACGCCTGTTAACACAAGTCTTATTAAGGCTGTCGAGGGGACTGGCGAAGTTCTAATCGGAATGCGTAAGCAGCAGAACGAGGCCATTGACCAGAAATTCTTGGAAGCAGGGGCTGAATATTTTAAGAATGTAAGCACAGAAATTTCTTCGGATGAAAGCAGAAAGACAGCGATGCTATTTGCTGCTTTAGAGTCAGGTGAATCTAAGGGCACTCTAAGCGCAGAGGGAGCAGAGCAACTAAAGAAGTTCCGAGCAGACTTCGGAGACTTAGAGGCAGCTGCTGCTCAAGGCACAATCAGCAAACTTCAATTGCAGACTAGAGCACAGGCGATGCTGACAAAGGCTGTAGCTGCTCGACCAGACTTGGGAGACGAGGTTCGCAAGGTGGCTACAGACATCTTGGGCGCTGACGTGACAAAAGCCTCTGAGCTGCTGTATTCAGAAATGATGAAGATTGGTCTTGAGGCTGGCAAAGAGCAGGACGATGTATTTAACGATAGACTGAAAATGGCACAGCAGTTTGTTTCTTACTCTTCTGACCAGCAAAGCACCATTTATAATCTTACGCAAGCTCAAAAGCTCGGTAATACTCCAGAGGGTCGTGCTTATTTAGCAAAGGCTGAGAGCATTTTTGGTGTGGACGTCAATGGCTTTGAGGCAGCTAGATTTAAGGACTCTGACGATATTTCTAATCAAGTGGATGTGAAGTTGTCGGGCCCAGACTTTACAAACAGATTGTATAGCACGGATTCTCAGATTGCTTCTGAAGCTAGAAATGAAGCGATAGCCTCTCTGCAGATATTGAGTGAACAGCGGGCTGGTCTAATGGGAATGACTGGAATAAACTCTGGTCAGGCTAAATCAAGAGCCGATAGAATATCGTCGCAAATGACCTTTATACAGGCTCAAGTGGATGCTCAGGGAGACCCCATAAAGCAAGCTCAGGTTGCTAGTTCACAAGCGCAGATTCGAGCCATGACAGCCATGCCAGCAGCTAAGGACGCTTATGCTAGGGCGCGACCTGCCGGAGACGCTGGTAAGGCTGACGAGGCTCTAATTAATTCCGCTTCTATTGGCGAAACTGTAAAAAGTCAAGCTAGTAAAGACGGATATATTAGACACGACATCAATCTTGGCCCTAGGGATTACGAGGGTTATAAAAGACTGCCAGTGCTATGGAATGTGTCTGAAGCCGCAACACCATCTGCTTTGGCTGCGTCAGTAGAAATAACCGACATGATTTTTGCTGGATACTACATTGACCGAGTGAATGCACAGACTGGGGAAGTGTATGCTCCTGCGCTTGGGGAAACCAAGGTAGTGTTCTCTTCGCTGAATATGTCTCACCCTAACATGATTGCACAGTTGGAAGAGTCTGCAGACCCATTGTTGGTTAAGGAAATGACTCTAACAAGGATGTCCGTTTGGGATAGAGCAATGTTGTACGCTGCACAAAGACTTCCTGAGCCGTACAGAAGCGACTATGAACCGCCAGACACAGCAGAAGAGGGATTTACTGGAAATAAATGGTACGCTGGTAGATATAAAGGACAGGACAAAGAAGGATTCCAGAAAGCATTAGGTGATGTTTTTGCTGAAATGGGTACTGCAGAAATTGGCAGATTCATAACACACCAGCGGGCCATGGATGCTCTGTATCGTACCAAAGTAGGAGAGTAATATGGAGAGCGTTGCCGAAATGTTATTTGGCAAGGAGCCAGCGGAAGAAGGTGCAGAGACCGTCAAGCCAATTAAGGGTCTGCGCTCGTCTTTTAGAGAGGGTGCAAGAACACAAGAGCAAGAACCAATCTCTCTCGTTCGCCCTAGAAAGGGGCTTCAAAGGAAGCTTGAGTCTTCCGAGCAGCTGCGCATGGATAGAATGCGTAGGATTATGGGGCAATACGGAACCACTGCCAGTTCGTACACTCCGCTGAAGGGCTCTAGCGGTATTCAGAAGTCAATGGATTTCTTTGGTAGGAAGTACGGAAGGCACATTGCTGCTGGTATTGTCGGAAATCTGATTGTAGAGAGTGGTGGGTTTGACCCGAATGTTATTGCTGGCAAGCGCAGAGGCGACCAAGGCAAGGCGTTTGGCGTGGCTCAGTGGCATCCTAATAGGCAAGCAAACTTCCAGAGGGCGTTTGGTAGGTCTATACAGGGCTCTTCATTGGACGACCAGCTGAGGTTTATTGAATGGGAACTCAACAATACAGAGAAGAAGGCTAGGGACAGATTGCTTAAAGCTAGGACTCCGGCTGAAGCTGCAGAGATATTTGACAAGTATTACGAGCGTTCCTCTGGTCAGCATAGACAGAAGCGAGTTAAAGAAGCAAATAAAATATTTGGAATGTAATAAAAAGAGCCCCGCAGCGATGCGGGGCTTTCAACTTAATATAAGGAGAGCAAAACGAAATCAGAACTAGCCTACGGGCTACTATTTTTTATCCATCACACTATATCCTCCGTGGTTTTTCATCCAAAGTCCTTTGTAATCGTGGGCTATGCTAATATCTACAAACTTAACCCTGTCACAAAGTGTATGACAAGCAGGGCATTCACCCTGCTCATCACTCTCTGCCATGGGGCGACTTATTTCAAATCGCCCGTGCTCTTGGCAGTCGTAGCTGTAGATAGCCATTTAAGTATTTCCTCATATTTCGCATGAGCTTCCGAAACAGGCAAGGGTTTGACTGCCCTCGGTGTTGTCTTCTGCTTCTGTGAATTGTGACCAGTCGATTGTTGGCATTGATGACCGAAGTTCTTCATACTGCTCCTTAGTTATTTCCTCATAGGGAGCTTGTTCGTATGTGTGCTCAAGACGGGGCAGGAACGCCACGCCACTCACTTCATCGAAATGCTCCCACACCCACGCACCCAGCTCCATGTACTCGTCAGCGCCGTAGTAGACGGTGATGGAAGGCTTGTGCTCACACCAGTTATCCTGAATGTGTTTCCAATACTCCATCTGCTGAATAGCAGTCAGGCCATCCTTACACACAGCACCATCTGGTGACTTCTGAGGGAAGCTAAACACGGCTGTGTTCGGGCTCACCTTGTCCATCTCCCACGGAACGCCTTGGCTTGCCAAGAATTGCGTCAGAGGGTCGTTGATGCTGTTTCTTACACGGCGTATGTAGAAATCACTAAAGCGAGGATGGAGGCCGCTAGCAGAGTCAACGAGCTGTGAAACAGTTCCCGATGGCTTGACGCAAGTGATTGCCGTAGACTGATTGATTCCAAGTCGCTCTGCCCAGAGCTTGTTGACTTCGACTGCGTGTTGCTTGAGAGCTTCGAGCTGGTCTGCACTTTCATAATACATATCCTTTAGTGGGCTATCCATGAGGCCAGTGAAGCTTACGCCCAGCAATGCCTCTTCCTCTGTGTTGCGTTTCCAGATGTTGCGCAGGTAGCGGAACTCTGTGAACGTCGCCTGAATCGTGCCTAGAATCGTAGCAAGCTCCACCTTTCGCTTGAGGCTCTCGAGGGTGTCGTCAGCCCTACACACCACCTCAGTTAGATTGCAGAACTGATAGGGGCGCAGGATGATTTCACTGCACGGGTTAGTTCCGAAGTCGTGGTTAGTGTCACGCCGTCCGTTCTTACCTGCTTGCTTCTTGGCTGCAATGCGATTGAAGATTCCACGCTCACCAGACTGGCTCTCATACATAGCTTGCCATTCTTTCATGAAGGCCAGCATGTCAGGCTTCTCTGTGTAGCACACGCTGTTATTAGCCAAGCTACGCTGCGGATTGTTTTCCCACCACGCACCACTCTTAGCGTTGCGCATCCTGTCGTCAGACAGATTGCTCAGGCTAATCAGAGCCGAGCGCCGTACACCACCTACCACCACAGTCTCACCAATCTTGCACATGATGTCGTGGCATTCGATGCTGGTCAGCTTGCGGCCTACAGCTCCTTTGAAAGTTTTAACACAGAACCTAAAGAGGGACACGAGAGGCTCAGGGCCAGAAGCTCTTCCTCCAAAAACTTTAAGTCGTGCTCCAGCTGGTCTAACCTTGTCCACATTCCACTTTGGCACTTGTCCTGCGTAGAGCATTGAGATAAGCTCTTTGAATGCTTTTGCCCATCCAAGTTTAGAGTCCTCCACAACGATTGTAGTGTCTGTGTCGTGCATCTCGTCAGAGACTGCAGGAAGCTTAGATATATCCTGACGCTCGACAGTAAAGCCAACGCCAGTGCCGCACATGAGGATGTACATAGCCTCATCAAACGCTCGCGGATGGTCGCACGGGATGTAACTACAGTTAAATAGTGCAACATTGTCACGCTCCAGAGCCTTGCCAGCCGTCATCAGGCCACGCATAGACGGCATCACTTCCATATTCAGGACTGCTTTGCGAATCTGCTCAGCAACGTCTGCATCCACTTTACTGCCAACAACATTATCCATGTAACGCTGTACAGTTTCTTCCCACGTCTCTCGCCGCCCTTTGTCTTCAAGGTATCGGGCATACCTACTTCGATGGATAAATTGTTGATAGTCGTTCATTAGAATCCTGCAAAAGTGAGAAACACATTGAATGCAACGCCAGCCAGAAGAGCTCCGATAAGCACTACACCATACCAATAAATACCAGCTAAAATATTACCAATTACCGTCGTCTTCTTTGTCATAGTCGTCTCCGTGGTTTGAGATAAAACCTAAATTAAATGCAAGGTCAAGGAAGTCTTTCTCGAAAGCTTGCGCTATCTCCATCATGGAAAGCTCTAAGAGCCCGACAATCTCATCGGGCTCATAGGCCGATTCCACTCGCTCCACAATTTCTTCGAGGAAATCAGGGTCTTTCATGCTAATCCTTATGCAACCAGACGGTAGGCTGTGATGCCTGTGCGGGTTGTGGTACGCTGCACGTTCAGGTTGTGCACCTTGCGGATGTCATCGATGATGGCATACACATTCGGGACGCTGAAGCGAGAGGCAATCTCACGGACAGTCAGGTTGCGCTTACGCAGAGCATTGATGAGTTTTTGGATTTTAGTCTGTTTCATTTAGATTTTCCTTTGGGTTTGTTAATAGTTGGATGCGATTGCAAAGATAGCGACAACAATAATTATAGCAATAATACCAAATGCTGCGTCACTGTCTGGCGTTGTTGTTGGGATTGTCATTTTAAGCGGAGGTTTCTTTTCCACGCTTGGCTCCTTTAGATTGAATTGATACGGCTTTCTTTAGGGTTTTTCTCGTAGCTTTCCGAGGCTTTGCTCCACTTGCCGCAGTCTTGACACTGGAAGCGTTGCTGTCTTCCCACGGCGGTGATAGCAAATCCTCGATGTTGAAGGTGCTTCGAGCCACAGTTCGGACATACAGCAGAGCCGCTGTGATGGCTACGATTAGGATGATTAGCAATCCAAGGTAAAACGATGTCATACACTTTCTCCAGTAATACTACGTCTTGTTTGTTGTAAGTCTCCATTAGCTTCTGAGCTTTCTTGTTGCCGTCCATGACATCAAGCCACATCTGAAACCCGTAGTGGTCGGTTTTACTGCCTAGCCCAAGCTGTTGTGCAACGTGGTCTAGTTTGTTACTTGCAAACCTAAACTTGTTTTTAACGGTGCGATAAAGGTCAACGCTCTTGTAAGGAGCAGGTGGTCTATATCCAGTTAGCAAGAACTCTTTGTTGAGGGTTGGTAGGTCGAATCGGTTCCCGTTGTAGGTAACGATTGCATCTGCCTCCTCAATTACATTATACATGTTTTCCAACATGCCGTCAACACCATCTGTCCATTCAGACGTAAAGTGTGTCTTCTTTTCACCAAGCCACTTGTATGCAGAGCATAGCACACGGCTTGTATCTTTCACTTGGCTCAAGCTAATGTTTTGCTTGAACAAGCCCCACGCATACACGCTGTGTGGTGATGTCTCAATGTCAAGTAGAAGGATTTTCATACGACTCCACAAGTTTGTTTAGATACCATTGGGCTTTCTTGAGACTCTCAAGACGGCCTTTGTAGTTCTCACGCCACAGATATTTCAGGATGTTGCCCTTGAGCATGCCCTGATACTCTGTCTTAGAAAGCATAGCTTCGATTGCGTCAATACATTCAATGCCGCCTTGTCGATAGTGCGGAGGACTATTCACCATATCAGGCTGGTGCTCGTGCATTGGAAGGTCTGCTCGTTCATTAGGCAGGTATCCCCACGGCGGAAACTTAGCAGCTGGTAGTTTGTCAGTCATCAGAAAAATACTCCAGAATAGTTTTAGCAGCTTCCTCTAGTTTTCTATCTCGAAATTGCCCTTCGTCTTTCTGGTTTTGAATAATATTTTTCATTGCCATAACTGCCATGTCAATTTCAAACTCGTTAAAAAACCAGTATTTATCTAGTTCAACTCTCATTTCTTTCTTCCTTTGTAATGATTTTGTGACATTGCTTACATACAGTACGTAGGTGTTCAGCACCACAGAACAATCTCTCAACAAACTGTGGCAAATCTTCATAGGAACGTAATGTTCCGCATGGGATTATATGGTCAACTTCTACGTCTTTCTGCAAGCTCCAAGTTTTGCACACATCGCATTGGTATTCCCACTTGGCTCGTGGGTTAAGCAATGCTTTGCGCTTTGAAGCATTTAACACTTGAAACTTAACTGGATAGCGACTCCATTTAGAACGCAATCCGCTACGAATAAAACTCCAGAACTGACTGTTGCTCCACAAAGGCCAGTGTTTGAAGTCTCCACTAGGCTTTGCTCGCTTTGCCATTAATTCACCGCCCTAAGCTTTTCCTTGCGGTTGACACGAATCTCAAGCTCTTCAATAATTCCAAGCGCTAGTGTAACTAGAACCTCAGTGGGAACATCTGCCAGATTCTGCATGTCTCCCGTATCAATTTCAAATTCATCATCCATAAACATCCTTTGTTAAGTGGTGCTCCGTGAGGGACTTGAACCCCCGACCTGCCGCTTACAAGGCGGCTGCTCTACCACTGAGCTAACGGAGCGTGGTGCGACCACAGGGACTCGAACCCCGAACCCTGAGCTTAGAAGGCTCATGCTCTATCCCGTTGAGCTATAGCCGCGAGAAGTGCTCCTCCCAAGTTTCGTTTGTCCTAATCCATAACAGCTT